TGGTCTTTCGCTGTCCAGAACCCTCAACTTTCTTCCGCCGTGGCGCGATGCCCCGGCTTTGATGGGCGCGATGCCCGAGGAGGTCACCAATGCCCCGAAATACATTCGACGGACCTGACGGACTTCTCAACGGAGGCCGCCGACTGTGGTCCTCTGTTGTCCAGGGTCACGAACTCGACATCACCCAGTTGGTGCAGCTCGAGGAAGCCTGCCGAGCGAAGGACCGCGTTGATTTCCTGCACGAGCGGCTCTCCGAAGAGATGGACTCGACCACGCTCAAGGACGCCAACGCGACCGCGAACCTGCTCAAGCAGTTGATCGCCGCGCTGCGACTGACTGACCTATCGACTGGCAAGCGGCCTCAGTATCGCGGTCCGCGCGGCGCAGTCGCCCCGCAGGTTCCGGGTGGCGCGAAGGTCTCATCTTTGGACCGCGCCCGAGCTCGCGCTCAAGGCTGACCGATGTTCAAGCCCGCTTGGGATGGGCAGATGTGCTCGCTCGGTTACGGGATTGTGGACTGGCTCGAAACCTACGCCTGCCACGGTCCTGGCGACGTTCAGGGTGAGCCGCTGGATTTCTCTGCTGATCCTGAGGTTGAAGACTTCATCATCAGGGCTTACGAACTGGACCCTGAGACTGGCCGGCGTAAGAAATCGAAGGTCGTCTATTCCGCTCCGAAGGGTCGAGCCAAGTCGGAGACCGCCGGCCTGCTCGGTGTCGCTGAGGCTCTGGCCGAGGTCCGGTTCGATGGTTGGGACGCGAACGGGCAGCCTGTTGGGCGCCCTGTCACGTCGCCGTTCATTCGTTGCCTTGCGACCGAAGAGAACCAGGCGGGTAACACCTTCCAAAACATCGCCTATGTGATGTCCGAGTGGGGTCCTGACATGCACCCAGACATCTACGGGGGCGTGACGGGCGCGAAGCAATACCAATCCGCTACCGCGCTGTACCTACCCGATGGTGGCGAGTGCCGCTCGTCGTCATCTGGCGCCGCGTCGAAGGATGGGGGCAAAGAGACCTTCCTTGTCCCTGATGAGATCCACCTCTACGTACTCCGCGAGTTGCGGGACATGTACGCGACTTCGATGCGAAACCTGGGCAAGCGGTTCCGCGCTGATCCGTGGGCGTTGCTGACCACTACGGCGTGCCGGCTCGGTGAGCAATCCGTGTGGGAGACGCTGGAGAAGCAGTGGAAGCGCGGCGAACTGGGGGATGAGTGGCTGATCCATCACCGCGAGGCAAAGGGCAAGATTGACGTAGCCGACAAGGATCGAACGTTGCGTCAGTTGCGTGAGGTCTACGGGGCTACGATGGTCCCCGGAACGGGCTGGATGTCCGCTGAGCGCGCCTACCAGGACATGACCGACCCCACGGTCTGCCCGGATGAGCAAACGGCGGTTCGGTACTTCCTGAATCGGTCGATGGCCGGCTCGGATGCCTGGATTGCTGCCGCTATCCACGAGCGTCAGACCATGTCGCATGACGTGGTGGAACCCGGCACGGCTATCTCCCTCGGTTTCGACGGCTCGCTGAACGACGACACGACCGTCCTGCGGGGTTGCCGGATGTCTGACGGGTTCCTGTTCAAGATCGGCGCGTGGGCCAAGCCATCGGGTGCCGCTGGCGCCGGCTGGGAGGTTCCGAGGCTTGAGGTTCTGGCGACGATCCGTGAGGCGCACGAGCGATACACGGTCTCTCGCGGTTATTACGACCTCCACGAGTGGCGCAGCGACATTGAGTCATTGGGTCAGGGCACCGAGGATGAACGCGGGAATGTGATTCATACGGCGCTCGGTGAGGATCGTGTGATCGGGTTCCCGACGAACTCCTACACGCGGATGGCGAAGGCGCTCGACCTGTTGCACTCGGGACTCCGCAAGGGCGATGTGTGGCACGACGCCGACCCGTTGGCCGCTGAGCACTACGGCAACGCCTTTGAGGACATGCGAGGTCGTTTGCGGCTGGTTCGCAAGGAGTACCCGAACAGTCCCCGCAAGATCGACTCTGTGATTGGTGATGCGCTGGCCCTTGAGGCCCGCGCCCATGCGATCGCTGATGGATGGACCGACGCGCCGAAAGAGGCGACCTACTTCCGGCTACCCCGCTGACTAACCGAAGGAGGGGACGTGGCGCTCACACCCTCTGAGGTTGCCCTGATCGACTCGCTGAGAAGCGACCTGGACTCCCGCTCACTCACTGACGAACTCCTGCTGCGCTACTACTTGGGTCGGCAGCGCGTGGAGCAGTTGGGCATGGCGATCCCCCCGGCCATGCGCCGGTTCCTGGTCATCACGAACTGGTGCCGGTCCTACGTCGACACGACGAACGATCGTCAGCAGGTTCGCTCGCTGATCCTTCCCGGCGAGGAAACTGCTGACCCGGTTCTTCGTGCCATCTGGGATGCGAACGACCTGACCGCCCATCTGGCGATGTTCAACCGTGACCGGATGATCTACGGGCGAGCGTTCCTGTCGGTTGGTGCGAATGAGGACAACCCTGAGTTGCCTTTCGTGCGGGTCGAGTCGCCTCGCGAGATGGTGGCGAAGGTGGACCGCCGCAAGGAGGTCGTGACCGCTGCCGCCCGTTTCTACGGCGGCGGCGAGAAGACGCTCGGTCCGACCCACGTCACGCTCTACACGCCCAATGAAACTGTGTGGGTGGAGCGCGGCGCGGACGGGCGCTGGTATGAGATGGACCGTGACGTTCATAACATGGGTGTCGTTCCGATCGTGATGCACCTCAACCGGCGCATGTCGGGCGGCTGGTCTGGTGAGTCTCAGATGACCGACCTGATCCCGCAGGTTGACGCCGCTGCTCGTTCGCTGACGAACTTGCAGTTTGCTCAGGAGGCGCACGGCATCCCCCGGATGTATATGACGGGTGTCGCTCAGGGCGACTTCATCGACGGTGACGGCAAGCCGATCCCTCAGTTTGAGGCGTACTTCGACGCGATTCACATGATTGCCGATCCGACCGGCAAGGTGGGGCAGCTCGACGCAGCGGACCTCAAGAACTTCGAGACGGCGCTCAACATCTACCGGGCCGAGGCGTCGAACGTGACCGGCTTCCCTGGGAGTTTCTTCGGGATTAGTTCGGCCAATCCTCCCACCGAGGGCTCTATCCGGGCCGAGGAGGCGCGGCTGGTCCGTAGCGTGGAGGCCCAGAACGATCAGGTGGGCATGACGCTCGGATGGGCTGGCGCGCTGGCTTACAGGATCGCGACGCGGGTTGAGGTTGTCGGGAACCGGGTCCGCACGGACTGGTTCGACCCTGGCACCCCGACCGTTTCGCAGCGCGAGGACGCCTTGGCGAAGCGTCGCTCCGCTGGCGTGCTGTCCCGTGAGGGCTACTGGGATGAGTTGGGTTGGTCCGAGGCTCGCAAGGCTAAGGAGCGCGCCTACTTCGACGCCGAGGCGCTCGACCCGGTAACCGCGGAACTGCTGGCGAAGGTCCGCACCGGTGCTGGCGTCGGGAACTAAGTACTACGACGAAGCGCAGAGCCTGACCGCGCTTGCTGTTCGGCAGTTGAGGCGATCCGGGTCTACAACCGAGGCGCTAAAGATGCTGGCCGTTTATCAGGCCACATCGGCGCTGATGGCCGTCGAGTACGGATCTCTAGCCCTAGCTGAGCAGAACATCCCCGACGACGGCGCGCGCGTCATTCCGTCCGCCTTCACCGTCGTGCCTTCGGCCCCGTCCGTTCTTGATGACGTTGACCCCGGCTACCGGACGGATCGGATCATCTCGACGCTAGTGGCTGACGCTGGGAGATCTGCCATGAGCGTATTCACGGCCAGCCGATCGCAGAATGTCGGGAACATCCGAGTACTCACCCCCCCGTCCTGCCAGCGTTGCGCCGTGCTTGCTGGCCGCTGGTATCGGTGGTCTGAGAATTTCGACAGACACCCCGGCTGTGACTGCGAGATGATCCCCGCCGCAAGATCGGCAGAACTCTACGACCCCTACGCGGCGTACGAAAGTGGCGACATCAGCGACCTGAGCAAAGCGCAGAAGTTGGCGATTGATGATGGCGCCGACATCGGGCAGGTAGTAAACGCCCGTCGCGGGATGCAGGAGATCAACTTCGCTGGGCGTTCGGTGCAGGTCACCACCGAAGGCACGACCTCGCGGGGTCTCGCGTTCCGGTCGCTGTCAAATCGTGGGGTCACCACGTCATCGAACTTTCAGCGTGGCGGCAGGCGGATCACGCGCAACGTGGCCCGTGCGCCGCGGCTGTCCCCTGGTGCCATCTACAAGGTTTCAGATGGCACCAGGGCTGACGCCGTTCGCCTGTTACGGGCCAACGGATACATCACCTAATTCTTCCTGATGGCGCGAGGCCATTGGGTTAAACAATCCCCCGCGATGGAGGAAGTATGTCCGAGCAAGAAGATCCAACCATTGATCCAGTCGAGCCGACCGAACCGCAGGGCGACCCTGCCGGCAAGGACGACAAGCCGCTGGGCGAGAACGGCGAGAAGGCACTCAAGGCAGAGCGGGACGCCCGCAAGGCCGCAGAGACCTCTGCCGCTTCGCTACAGAAGCAACTTGACGAGATCGCAGCCGCCAACCTGACCGAACTTGAGCGGGCTCAACAGTCCGCGACGGAAGCGACGGCTACGGCTGAGACTGCGATGAAGGAAGCATTGCGCCTCCGAGTCGCCGCCAAGCACGGGATCAACGACGAGGACGCAGACCTGTTTCTCACCGGCTCCGACCAGGAGACCGTCGAACGACAGGCCGCCGCCCTCGTGGCGCGGACATCTGCTGGACCAAAGCCCGACCTCTCCCAAGGGGCGCAGGGCAACCCGCTCGCGCTCAACAGCAACGGGCTCGAGCAGGCACTCAAATCCAAGCTCGGCATCGGCTGAGCCTTCCGTCCTAGGAGGACACCATGGCGATTACTGCCGCCACCAGCACCACGGACTTCGACGGCTTCCTGAGCCCCGAAGAGTCCGGCCCCATCTTCGAGGAAGCGCGGCGCCAGTCGGTCTTCCAGCAACTCATCCCGCAGACCCCGCTCGGCATCAACGGGCAGAAGGTTCCGGTCGTCACGACCAAGCCGACCGCCAACTGGGTGGGCGAGGGTGGCAAGAAGCCCGCCACGAGCATGGGCATGGACCTGTTGTTCATCGAGCCCAAGAAGCTCGCTGCGATCGCGGTCCTGTCCGCTGAGGTTGTCCGGGCGAACCCCGGCAACATCAACGGACAGTTGCGCCCCTACTTGTCTGAGGCGTTCTCCATCGCCTTCGACCTCGCGGTGGGTTACGACATCGGCGGCGACGGAACCGGCACCAGCCCGTTCACCAACCCGCTGTCGTCCACCACCAAGTCAGTCGAACTCGGCACGACCACGCAGGCCGGCGGAGGTCTACACGGTGACCTCGTGGCCGGGATGCGCCTTCTCGTGAACGACGGGAAGAAGTTGACCGGGTTCGGTATCGACGACACTCTCGAGCCCGACCTTTGGGGGGCCGTGGACGCCAATGGGCGCCCGCTCTACACCGAACTCCCCACCGATGCCACGTCGGCAACGATCGCCCGCCCTGGTCGGCTGCTGAATCGTCCGTCCTTCATGGGCGAGGGTGTCGGCAACGGCACCACGAAGGCGTTCGGTGGCGACTTCCGCAAGGCCGCGTGGGGTGTTGTCGGTGGGATCTCCTACCGCGTGTCCACCGAGGCCACGGTGACCATCAACGGGGCGCTGACCTCGCTGTGGGAGAACAACCTGGTGGCGGTGCTGGCCGAGGCTGAGTTCGGCTACGTCAACTCCGACGTGGAGAGCTTCGTCAAGTACATCGACGCTGTTGCCTGATGGCCGCGTCATCCGTGACCTTCACCCTGCCCTCGGGCACGAAGGTCACTTGTTCAGCGGATCTCGCGAAGAAACTCGGTCACACCGAGCCGAAGCCGCGCAAGTCCGCTGAGAGCAAGCCCGAGAAGTAGTAGCGAAAGGAGGTGGGGTGGCCGTGACTGTTGCAACCTTTGAGGACGTGGCTGTTGCGCTTGGCCGCCCCATCTCTGACGCTGCTGAGATCGCGCAGGTTGGCTATTGGCTGACTGGCGTGGAGATCCAGGTGAAGGCGCGGCTTGGGGATCTGACGTTGCTCGATCAGGACGTGCTCAAGTACGTCGAGGTCGAGGCCGTTTCGGCGAAGATGCTCAACCCGAACGGATACCAGTCGGAGACGGTTGACGATTACACGTATCGTTTTGGTTCGGAGTCTCGTCGGGTGACAATCCTTGACGAGTGGTGGAACCTGCTGTCTCCCACCACGGGTTCGGGCACGTACTCGATTCGTCCCTATTTTGAGCCCGACTCCCGCCCCCCGCTGGATTGGGCATGAGCGCAGCGTCTGCGACCTACGCAGGCCGCCGTGCTGCGGAACGTCGGATGCTCGACACCTTCGACATCAAGCAGGCCACGGGCGGCTACGTCTACGATCCTGCCGCGAACGGTGGCACGGGTGGCGACGTGCAGGAGTTCACGCTCTTGTTCTCCACCGGTGGCCGCGTGAAGGACATGACGTTGATCCGTGACGGCGAGGGTGGCGGGCGCACGGTTTCGACCTCGCAGCGTGAACTCCACATTCCCGTGGACTCTCCCGCTGTCCCTGCTGGCGCGGTTGCGTTCGTAACCAGCGTCCACCCGTCTTCTGATCCGACCCTGACGGGCGCTCAACTCCACATCGAGGGTCAGGGGCCGGGTTCGCAGACCACGGCGCGACGGCTAGAAGTGACCGAAACCCTGACGTAACGAAGGCCCGCACTAGGCGGGCCTCCGGTGCGGTGCCAGTCGTTTTGGCTACTGGCTTCCTCTTGACAGCGCCGCACGCGCCCGTCTGTGAAATCTGCCCCCATTCTACGCCCATTCGGAGGTGCTGACCATGCCTGCTGATGAAGTGTTCGCTCTCGCTACCGACTTCGGCAAGGCGTCCCCTCGTGTCGCTACGGCCATCTTCACCGCCTACAAAGAGGGCGGCGAGCTGTTCGCTGAGGCGTGGAAGGCCAATGCCGAGGCAACGTCTGGCGTCCACGGCAAGCACTACCCGGCCAGCATCACGTCCGAGGTGAAGTTCGCGGGACTGGGGATCAACATCGAGACCGGCCCCGATTCGTCCATGAAGCAGGGCGTCATGGGGCGCGGGTTCGAGTTGGGCAGCAAGAACCAGCCCCCGCACCTTGACGGCTTGCGCGCACTCGGTC